TGTACGGATTTTGATACGCATCAGCATGCGTTACCACGGAGGGGAGCGTTTTGTATCGAGTATGCAAAGTATGCGGAGCGGAGTTTGACTCCAAGAAGAACGGGATGAAATACTGTTCACCGGCTTGTAAGAGTGTGGCTCTGCACCAGAGAAATGGGACAGCCGCCACGCATGAGAGCCGGGTGTGCCCGGTGTGCGGAAGCGTTTTTGTCACTTCCAGGCGGGATCAGACATTTTGCTCTGTCAACTGCCGGGTAAAAAATCATAGGAGTAAAAAGCATGAAAGGACTCGATTATCTCAGGCGGAAGCTGGCGATAAAGCAGGGCCGGGCTGAGATCAGGTACAAATATTACGAGATGAAGAAATTCACGCCACAGCCTGACCCCACCATCGACATCAGGCTGAAGAATTACCTGGGCGTGGTGGGCTGGTGTGCCTCAGCTGTCGACAGCCTGGCGGACCGCCTGGTCTTCCGGACCTTCCGGCATGATGATTTCGGCATCAACGAGATCTTCAGGGCGAACAATGCGGACATCTTCACGGATTCGGCCATCCTCGGAGCGCTGATCACGTCGTGCGACTTTGCTTATATCTACACCGGCTCAGGGACCATTCCTAAGATGCGGGTCATTGACGGGTGCAATGCTACCGGCGTCATGGACCTCGACACGATGCTCCTGTCCGAGGGCTATGCGGTGCTGGAACGTGACCAGGAGACGAATCTGCCTATGCTGGAGGCCTACTTCACGGCAGAGGAGACCCAGTATTATGAGCACGGAAGATTCGCTTATTCGGTCCCGCACAAGGCCGGCATTCCGCTTCTGGTGCCCATTGTCCACAGGCCTGACGCAAAGCGGGAGTTCGGCAGGAGCCGGATCAGCAGGGCCTGCATGGGCTATGTTGACAGTGCCCTTCAGACCATCCGCAAGTCGGAAGTTGCGGCGTACTTTTACTCTTTCCCGCAGAGGTATGCGCTCGGCTTTGAGACGGATGACGGTTTCGACAAATGGAAGGCATCCATGACGGCCATGCTGACCATCGGCAGGGACGAGGACGGAAACCTTCCGCAGCTGGGGCAATTCCAGACCCAGACCATGGCCCCTTATACGGACCACCTGAAGATGTTCGCTTCCCTCTTTGCCGGGGAGACTGGTCTCACGCTCGATGATATGGGCTTTGTGACTTCCAATCCTATGAGCGATGACGCTATAAGGTCTTCCCATGAAACGCTCCGGATCAAGGCGAGAGCGGCTCAGAGGTCCTTTGGCACATCCTTCCGGAACATTGGCTACACCGCCGCCTGCCTTCGTGACGGAGTGTCGTACGAGCGGACAGCCTTTGCCGGTCTTGAGCCTGTATGGGAGCCTGTCTTTGAGGCCACAGCAAACCAGCTGGGCGTGGTCGGAGATGCCATCTACAAGATCAATGAGGCGATCCCCGGATATATCGGCCCGGACACCGTGCATGATATGACCGGCATAGCGCCTGCGGAGGATACGGATGAACGAGGAACAGACAGCGGAAATCCTCTGGGAAGCTATTTCGGAGGAGTTTCGGCATCGAATGATGAATGACCGGAAGCTGGCGGGACTGAGTAAGGCCATTTCCGCCGGCAAGGCCACATACAAGACCGTAGAGGATGCGGCAGTCAGGATCGGGACGCATTCGGCCAGGTCCCTGGGGAAAGTCATCACCACGGAATCTGTCCCGGAAATGTCCTGGCTGATTGCGGAGCGGACGTTGAAAAGACAGGCGGAGTTGCAGTACGAGCTGATCTCCGGCTCCGCCCTGTCAGTCCAGAAGTCACTCTATGCGAGGGCCAATATCGGCCTGAAGGCTCTGACCGCTGACTTTGACGTGGAGAACATTGAACAACTTATGGGCCGGCTTTGCGAGGGGAAGCTGGATGACGCTCTCTGGGTGCTTGGTTATCCCGTGGTCCATGCGGCCATGAACGTGGTAGACGAGACCATCAGGGTCAATGCGGGACGTCAGTCAGCTGTCGGGATGCGTCCTACCGTCACGAGGACCCCGGAATTCAATGCCTGCGAATGGTGCCAGAGCCTTGCCGGGACCTACGAATATGCGGATGTGAGGGACAGGGGAAACGATGTTTGGAAACGGCATAATAACTGCCGGTGCGACATCACATACGACCCGGGGGACTTTTATGGGAAATAAAGACAAACGATACGGAAGACAGACTCCGACCATGGCGGCTGTCCTGCCCTATGAGACATCTCTGGGCGGGGCGGCTGTCTCTTTATATGAGCGGAGCGGTTTTGAGGCCCTTCCGTGGGAGAAACTGATTGCGGAAGACATGATGGCGAAGGATGCTGACGGGCTTTGGACTCACAGCCGTTTTTGCTTTTCCGTACCGAGACAGAACGGGAAGAATGAATGCGTGACCATTCGTGAGATGTATGGGATCGTAGAGCTGAAAGAAAGAATTCTGCACACCGCCCAGCTTGCCACGACAGCCCACAAAGCATGGGAGAGACTATGCGACAGGCTTGACTCCGCCAAGATCGAATATGAGTCAATCAAGGCCCTGGGGAAAGAATCCGTCACCATTGAAGGCGGAGGCCGTATAGAGTTCCGCACCCGGACCAGCATGGGAGGCATGGGCGAGACTTTTGATGTGCTTGTCATTGATGAGGCCCAGATGTACACACCGGCCCAGAGGTCTGCTTTGCAATATACCGTGGCAGCGGCTCCGAATCCGCAGACAATCTACCTTGGCACCCCGCCTACTCCGCATAGCGTCGGCACCGTCTTCCCGTCCCTCCGGGCAGACATCCTTGGCGGAAAGACCGAGAGGGCGGCGTGGGAAGAATGGGGCATCCCGGAAAAGCCTCCGGGGAAGGATGACCTGACCATCTGTAAGGACAGGGAATTATGGTATGAGTGCAATCCGTCATTGGGTTATACTCTGCTGGAGAGGACCATAGCAGACGAAATAGCTGATGATCTCAATGACTTTATTATCCAGAGGCTGGGCTTTTGGTTCAACTATTCCCAGACATCCGCCATCAGCAAAAAGACCTGGCTGTCCCTTGTGCCTCCGGAAGTACCACGCTTTACCGGCCAGCTTTACTTCGGGATCAAATACTCACGGAATGCTGATGCAGGCGGGACCGTGACCCTTGCCGTGGCTGTCAAGACTTCTGACGGAAATGTCTGGGTGGAGGCGATAGACTGCCGGAGCCGGCAGGAGGGAGACGGCTGGCTCTTACAATACCTTCAGAGGGCGGACTGGAGGGCCGTGGCTGTGGACGGGGCACAAGGCGAAATCCTCGAGGCGGAGATGAAGACCGCCGGCATGAGGAAGCCTATGCGGACATCCGTGGGGAACATCGTTGAGGCAAATTCCCTTTTTGAGCAAGGTATTTACGGGGATAACATCCGACATTCTGGTCAGCCCTCCCTTGTGAACGTGGTCGGAAACTGCGATCACAGGGCCATAGGTTCCTCCGGAGGCTTCGGCTACCAGACCCAGATAGACGGCCTTGATGTGACCCTGATCGAGGCAGTAAGCATAGCCTATTGGCTTGCCATGACCGTCAAAGAGAAAAAGCCACAGTCATTCAGCTATTAAGCGGGGCGGAAATTCGTTGACGGAAACAAAATAAAATAATGATGGCTGGAGTTATCCCGTTTCAGCCCCCTCCGTGAAAAGGCGCTGGCTTTCGTGGCCGGCGTCTTTTTGTGTGTAAAGCGGGGCGGAAAATTGTTCCGTCAAATTCGTTACACTAATATCACGGTAGCCCGGTTAAAGCGTCTTTTTTAGGAGGAGAACACAAATGGGAGAATTCACACCAATCACCACGCAGGAAGATTTTGATGCCGCTATTTCCAAGCGTCTTGCCCGCCAGGAATCGGCCATCCGGGGCGAATACGCTGAGAGCATGAAGGAACTGGAAGCCCTCCGCAAGGCCGCAGAGGGACACGCAGAACAGATTGCCGCTCTTGCCGGAGAGCGTGACGCAGCTGCGCTTGGCCTCTCCAAGGTCCAGATCGCTCACAAATACGGCATCGACATCGAGGACGCATCCCGCCTCCAAGGGTCCACAGCTGAGGAGCTGGAAGCCGATGCAAAAGCGTGGTCAGAACGCCAGCGATCCAGACGGACTCCGGCCCCGGCAGGATCAAACGATGGCGGTGACAATAAAAACAAATCCGCCAAGGCCAATGCCCTGGCGGCGCTTCGAGAATTAAGGAGTAAGTAATGGGTGCTATCACTACCTCCGCCGGTTTTGTTCAGGCGGTTTCCAACGAAGTTTTTTCTAAGGTCAAGGATCATTCCTCTCTGGCGGCTCTTTGCCCTGCCTCCCCGATCCCTTTTTCTGGCATTGATGTCTTTACCTTCAGCCTTGACGGCGAAGTGGCCATCGTAGGCGAAGGTGATAACAAGCCCGCTGGCAATGCCACTGTCGAGCCTGTCACCATCAAGCCCATCAAGGTCGTATATCAGCACAGAGTCACCGACGAATTCCTCAGGTGTTCTGAGGAGAAGGGCCTTGCCATGCTGGCCGCCTTTACCGAAGGCTTTGCCCGCAAGATCGCTTCCGGTCTGGACATCATGGCCATGCACGGCCTGAACCCTGCTACCATGACCGCCGCCACCACTGCGATCGGTACCAACCACTTCGACACCTGCACGGCGATCCCTGGGACCAACGACCCCGTTGCCGACCTGGAGGATGCTGTTGCCGCCATCGGTGACTATCCCGTTGCCGGCATTGCCATTTCCCGTGCTTTCGCCGCTAAGCTGGCGAAGGTGGCTGTTGGCAACGTCCCGCAGTATCCCGAATTCCGTCTGGGCGC